TCCCGCTTCAGCCACTCGCTGAACTCTGTTCGGGCTTTGGTCATTTCTTCTTCAGCATCGTCGGCGTTCTTGACGGTTTCCCGGATCTTGGCGGCTTCCACATAGTTGGTGTCGTCGTACAGTCCCAGGAACACGTCAGCGCTGAAACCAATCATTGAAAGGCACTTCTTGATTGCGTCCGTCAGGGATTTTTTTGGCGCGTCAAAATCAGTCATGGCGCCGTAGTGCGTGCCCCGGATATAGGGCGTATGGCCGAAATGCACTACTTCACACTTCTTGTCGTCCTGCATGTACCAAAGCCGGACCTTGAGCGTGTGCATTACGGCATGGCCAATCACTTCACCACCATGCTTGATCTGTGCGCCTGGCTGGAATTGCTCGTCCTCAATCTCATAGCCCCAATCTTTGCCGATTGGCCCAAAGGCTTCAGTTGCACGCTTCACCATGTAGGTGCCGTTAATGCTGGTAACTTTTCGGCCATCCAGGTCGCCAGTCTTGGTAAAGCCCGGCGCGGTTTCCTCAACGGATTTCCACAGTTCAAGGTTACTCACTGTCGCGGCCCTCCGGTTTGTACTCAATGGCGGCCAGTTCCTTAATGCGCTGCTCGATGTTGTGCAGCTGGCTGCCCATTTCCCGGCGTACCTGGTCGGCCTTGGTTTCCAGCATATCTATCTCAGCCTTTACCGGGTCGCACTCAGGCACAGCGACAATAACGGTATCTTTCCCGAGGTGCGGGTAACCCATACCGCTCATATCGCTGGTGAAAACCTCTATTTTGCCGGGCTTGTACTTGTCCACATGGAAGTGAATTTCTACTTTCATGGTTTCTGGAATGGAATTACTCATTGCTGCCACTCTCCGTATCGCATTGTGTTTCAGGGTTGAAGTTTGGCCACGTACCTTCCGCGACCATTTTGCAGTAGAACTCGTTGGAGCGTTTTTCCTCCTCGTAGTCGGCGGTGCCTACCAGGCCAAGCACAAGGATTGTTGCGGCTATTGCGATTGCTTTATTCACGTTCACCTCCGTATCAACAATTCAAACTGTACTAGCGGTTTTGGATATGTGCAACTATTTATTTGTCATTCTACATTTCGTCCTTTATTCTTGTCATACCGTAACAGATTGGAGTATATCGTATGGAATTTAATGCAGGCCGGGCGGCAAAGGTCGCCATGGCACAAAGAGGAAAAAGCAGGGCCTGGCTGGCAGAACAGTTAAACGTGTCACCACAACGCGCCAGCGGAATCCTGAACAACGAAACGGCCTCTATGGCGACGATGGTTCAAATGGCGGATCTGTTCGGCCTTTCTCTTTCTGAGTACATCGCGCTTGGTGAATTTGAAGCGGTAAAGGAGTAACCAATGGCAGCCTTACCTTACATGCAGCTGTACGTGGCTGATTACCTGGCCGACACCATGCACCTGACCACTGAGGAACACGGCGCCTACCTGCTGCTGATAATGAACTATTGGCAGACAGGTAAGCCGATACCAAAAAACAGGCTGTCCAAAATTGCACGGATGGACAACGACCGTTGGACGACCGTTAAAGTTTCGTTGATCGAGTTTTTCAACGACACAGGAACGGAATGGGTACACGACCGAATTGAACGTGACCTTGAGGCGGTAAAGGATGCACAGGAACAGCGGGTTCGTGCTGGCAGGGCGTCAGCTGAAGCCAGAAAGCGGTCAAAACAGGAAGGAAACAAACGGAAAGGCAACGACCGTTCAACGACCGTTGACGATTCGTTGCAACGGGATGGCAACGAGAAACCAACGAATAAAGATACAGATACAGATACAGATACAGATACAGATACAGAAGGTAAAAAACAAAAGAATACAAAGACACCCGCTGCCGCGATTGATTATTCGTCATGGCCAGATAGTCCATCGGAGCAGGTGTTCAATGATTGGCTTGCAGCACGGCGTAAGGCCAAAGCAACGCATAGCCAAACCGCCATGAACCAGATCGGCAAAGAATTGCGCAAAGCGGCGGCAATGGGAATATCGGTCGATGAATGTCTGGCAGAAGCAGCCACCAGGGGCTGGCGAGGATTTAAAGCGGAGTGGTTACAAAATGAAAAACATCAACGAAACGGTCGATCAAGCATCCCGACATTTACAACGGACCCCGACGACACCAGTTGGGCAGAAGGATTTAACCCCAACTCAGGCGACCTCGAAAACCTTTGAGGAAATGGACACCAAGGTTATCAATCGCCTGTTTCAGAGGCTGCAAGAGATATTCCCCAAATGGCGAGAGATATGGCAGTCAGACGGCGAAGTGAAAGCAGCCAAGCGGCAATGGGCAAAGCAGCTGGTAAAAGCGGGCGTCAGTGACATTCAGATGATTCAGGAAGGATTAGAACAGGCCAGAGCCTGCGGATGGGTTCGCCCTCCAAGCGCTGGCCAGTTTGTGGCCTGGTGTCTGGAAGCGCTCAAAGAGCGAAACGGCATACCAGGCAAGGACAACGCGATAAGCCAGATGATGGCACTGCTACGCAAAGGCGATCATAACCGGCGCCGGTCCAGGTTGAGCCCTGCCATGTATACCATGAGCCGGTTTATTGACTGGTACGAAATGAAAAACAACGATGCCGAAAAGGCAACCAAGGCCATGGCGCGGGCTTATGACGAAATGATTGACCACTGGATGAACGGCCATGATTTTTATGAGCAGCCTGCAATGATCGAGCACGGAAATCCAACGGGCGTTGTTACTGAGTCCAGTCGCAAGAAAGGCCGGGAAACGCTGGCAAAGCTCATGGGGGATCTGAAAGGTGCCGATTGAACTCATGCTGGTGAAAGGTCAAGACGGCGCATTGCGGCCGGCGTCTGCCGCTGACCAGGACCACATGGGCAAATTTAAAACCGGGAAAGCAGTCAGGGTATCCGTGACACAGATTAAATCCAGGTCATTGCAGCACCACAGGCTGTATTGGGGCGGGCTTATTGAGTTGGCCATGGACTATTGGGAGCCTACGGGCGGTCTGGTGTCTTCAAGTGAAACAAGCACGCTCAAACGGTTTGCGGATTGGCTGGACAAGCAGGGCGGCAATTCTGGAGCCATACGTAGGGCCTGCGCTGCGTTTCTGGATGAACTAATGCATTCACGCGGGTTGCGCATTGATGCCCCTCACAAGTCACGAGAGGCGCTTCACGAATGGATCAAGATTGAGGCGGGTTACTATCGATTGGAGGAGACTCCCGGCGGCGTGCGCCGGGTGCCGTTGTCGATCAACTTCAACGCGATGAGCCAAGATGAGTTCGGCGTGTTCTACAAGGCAGCGTTCTCGGTGGTGTGGCGCTTCATCTTGAGCCGGGCTTTTGAAGACGATAATCAAGCACAAAACGCCATTGATCAGCTCTTACAATTCGGATAGCCTCGATCTGTGCGGCTAGGCTAGCTACCGAACGTGCGCGTCACCCGAAGCGTACTGCCGCATTCATATTTCGGGAATCTCTGAGGGTAGAGATATGATCGACTGCATTGAATGGACAAAACTGCGCGATAAAGATGGATATGGGCGGATCAAGGTAAAGCGGATTCCACGACTGGCGCATAGAATAGTTTACGCTGAAGCCAATGGCCTTTCCTTAAATGAAATAGACGGTAAAGTAATTCGGCATACCTGTGACAATCCTGGCTGCGTTAATCCGGACCACCTTGAGATAGGGACTCAGGCAGATAACTTGCGCGATATGCTTGATAGAGGGCGTCACGGACACACCATTCTTACGGCCAGCCAGGTCCAACGTATTCGGTCCAGGTACGTCAGGGGCTGTTGCATTAACGGAAGCCCGGCGCTTGGTCTTGAGTTTGGAGTTAGTGGTCGCACAATCCGCGACATTGTTAATAAAAAAACGTGGACGCATATTTAAAGCTGGCCTGTCCCGCACGTTTGAAAGCGAAGGACAGGCAGATAGCGCCATTAACCAGCTTTTGGCTTTTGGCTAATGCGAAACCTGAGCACGTCCAGCATAGTGACAAGCCGGGCGCTCATGTCGTCTGACCACTCGCGGAACTCTTCGGCGCTAAAGTGCTGTGCGTAGATCATATTAACCTATTTTACAAACGGTCATACAGGAATTTCGGCGTCATCAGTATTTGCAAGAGTTGTTAGAACATTGTAGTTAATGTCTACGTCAGTGCCCGTTCCATTGTTCGTAGGGGTAAAATGAAACTTAGCTTCTGTTCCGTCAGTAAATCCAATAGATCCTGCCGTTCCTACAGTAGTTCCAGAAATTTGAGTTATTGTATAGATTGCTCCTACTCTTTGCACGGCCCACTCATAACTAAAAACGGAAGTCTCATCTAGTGCGGTTGCTTTAGCTGTTCCAGATATTTTAACAAACGCCGCGTCGTCGAATATTAATGATACAGTCAACAGATCTTTTTCTACTGCTTCTGTGCCGACTACTTTTGCGCTCTGAATTAAAGTTGTGCCTGCCAACTCAGTCCGCCCAGAAACAGATGAAGCGACAGTGTTTAGCTTGCTAAGAGAAGCGTCCCCAGCAGAGTAAATACTGTTGGTTTCAAAAAAGTTTGAAGGAAGCTCGTTTGCTCTGTTTACGTTGCGATGAACAAAATAGCGATTTCTTGCCCCTCCTCTAACAACTAAGCACCTAGCGTTGTAACCTCCTTGCTCTGAAATTAGGTCAAAGTTATTGTATTGTGGAAAATAGTTTCTTGCTGGGACGCCGCCTTCGCCGGTTAAATTTTCTACTACTAGCGTAAAGGCATCAGGGGAAAAATGGTGAAACACTTCTGAAAGAGTACATTCCTGAGCACCATTCCAATGCATCGCAAATCTGCCGTCCGATGGATGACTACCATTACCACAGCGGTATAATTGAATGCCAGAAAACTGATTGGCATTAGCCCAACCGTTAAGACTAAGCGCTGTGTTTAAGTCTTTAAACCACACATCTCGTACGTGATTGAAGTAAACTACAGCGGAGCTACTAATCTGAGCCGCTGCCATGTAGATACCTTTGTTTGTATCTCCTGACGCATTGCCGTAAGCCGTTGGCCCCTGAACAGCACAGTTCCTTACTCCTGAATAAGATACAGTGCTTCCAGTATCAAACATATCTTTCATGCCCATACGAATAATGCCAAACGGGCAATCACTTAGGCTGACTATGGCAGAGCGCTGTCCTTCACCAATTACATTGGAAACAAGTCCTTTAATCCATACAACAGGATCGGTTCCTAATCCAGAAGGCTTAATTAATCTTCCCGTAGCAGTAAGGTATAGTGCTGTACCGCTATTAAGCTCAATCATTCTTTTAACCGTTGTACTCACTTCTATTACACATCTGCCAAGGGAGTCAACACAGCTTTGTATTTGTCGGCTATTGTCGTTAGTGCCTGAACTAAATGCGCCAAATGCAAATGCAGCATTCGTATATACTGACCTTATCCAGCACCCGTCACCAGCGCCGTCAGCAGTAAACCATTGCTCAACTTCAGCATCAACTGCCCAATCTGGAAAAGATTTGCCGGGGTCGAGTACGGTTCCTCCATTGTGGTCTGCTTTACTTTTTGTGGAATCCCAATAGTAAACTCCACCCCCTTCTAAAAAGCCTGAGTGATAACTAAAGGTTGAAACCTGACTGCCTTGCGTAGGTGTTGCAAGCGCAAGTAGGTCAGATACGCTTGTGACGCGAATTACCCGCTTGCTTACTGCGTCTTGCAGGCTTTCAGAGCTCCCCGATAGGGCCTGAGGCAAGCTATTCATGCTTGCGATGCCGGTCCAGGATCGGGTCAAAGATCCGGTTAAAGGATCGTCCGATAGAACCTCTACTACTGTATTGCCGCCAACGTAGGTAACGCTATCGACATACCCGTATAGGTAGCTTGCATCGTCAAGCTGCAACGCTTTTCCTGCGGTATAAACGTCTGTGTGGTTTCCTACAATAGAAAAGCTCGTAGGTGATACCTGTGTTGCCGCACGCTCATTGATCCATTCTTTTTGCAGTCCGGAAGGATCAGTAACAGGATCAGAAGTCCACACTTCAACATCATCAGCGTCTTTGACGACTACCTTGTAACTGCCGTCAAGGTAGATATTTGCATAGCCCGCACCATTCAAAATGGTAGGGTTGGCATTGGCTGTGACGCCATCCTCGCTTTGAAACGTTGCTTTTGGCGTGTTGGTGCCTGCCTGGTAGGTAAACACTTTGCCAAATGCCAACGGTGCGCCAGTGTCGCTGTCCCATGCGTAGAACTTGGGACCAATAATTGATGCTGCCATGATGCTTCTCCTAATTGTCTTTGGCTGATTATAGCCTACGGCATTTCTACGTGTACTTGTTCCAGTGCTTCTTTGGCCTGGCGGTAGACCTTAGATAGTGTCTCGTTTTTCTGCTCGTAGTAGCTTTCGATCTTGGCTTCTTTTTCTTCAGCGGTCATGTTCTCGTTGTATTTGTACGAGGCAATGATTTCCTGCTGATCTGAAAAAGCGCTGTCGACCTGACTGAAGGCCCCGTTGAGCCCTATAAGAATCTGATTGACCTTTTCACTGGCAAAGTCCGGCGCTTTGCTCGGATTACGGATGGCCTCACGCTTGAGCATGTTGAACGTCTGCTGTGCGGCGGCGGCCTTCACTTTCAGATCCCAATACCCTTCTGTCCATTTTGTGCGGTATGGCACTTTCTGGCCCACGAACTGGTGCGTCATGTAGTCGATAGGCGTGCCTCGGTTAAACGGGCGCGGTCCCCATTCGTCTGTTTTCCACAGTGCGGCCTCTGAAGCATCCGCAACAATCATCTCCACGTAGCGCAAGAAGCCTTTGCTGTAATGCTCGGCCACCAGTGGCGATACACCCAGGTACTCGCCCAATTTCCGGTACATGATCGGCGTGCGATCGGTGTACTGGTATTCGGCGGGCAGGTCCATCATAAACTGAGGGACCACGGGCGCCCCGGTGAACTTCTCGTTACGCTGAACTTCGATCCATGGCTGAAGGATGCCGGGATAGTCACCAATGCCCACAGTGTTGACCAGTGCCCAGGCCAAGTGCTCGGATGCTTCTTTGCCGTCCCGGTTCTCCATGTAGTCCAAACCGACTTCCGGAAGGGTTCCAAAGATATGGCCCACGTCATACGGGCGCGGAATCTTGAACGGCGTGTCTGCACCTGGCGGAAAGATCCACCAGAAGCGGGCTTTCTGGTCCGGCGTCAGCTGCTTGTATCGCTCGTCGTCGTGATTCAGCAACCACAGAATGGCGGTCATGGCCGTCAGCACGCCACCTTTCATCAGAAAAGCGGCCTTCTTGTCGGTCATTTTGGCAAAGTTGGCGCCCTTCATTTCGCCTTTCATTTCGACCAACTCCCTGGCTGACTTGTCCAGGCCCTGAATACCGGCGTTCATAAACGGAACAGTGCGAAGGAAATTAGCCCACAACTCATTGCGGCCCATTTTGCTAAAGTCGGTGGCAATCTCTCTGGCTTCCCAGGCGGCCTCCATCGGAGACGTGCCAGACTTCACGCCAACCTCGTAATCACCAATGCGCGATCCGTACTCAAACGCGCTGGTGAAGCGGTCCCATCCGGCTAGCAACTTTGCGGCCGCATCCCATGCCGACTCACTCGGCAAGTCCAGACGGCGCCGGTCGCGGGTTTCCTGTGTCCTGGCCTCGATCCTGGTGCCGTATCCGCCCCCTTGCAGCCTGAAGTCCTTGTAGGTCTGCGTGTTGAACATGAAGTGTCCCATGCCCTTCAGCGTGCTGTAGATCGGGATAAATCGGTTGCGGCTCATTATGGACGCACTCACGGTATCCCTTACTGCGTTCGGCCCCAGGAACTGAAACATACTGGTTACGGTTCGGGTCTGAAGGTTCTTCACCCGAAACAGGGCATTCATCACGGCGCCACTGCGTAGCCCTCTCAGGCCGGTAAGCATTTCCACCAGCAATGGCTCATGCACTTCAAAGTACACGCGCTTGCCGTTGACCACGGCGCTGTCCACATAGGTTTCCGTAGTCTGCGGTTTGTGGCCAAACGTCCAGAAGCTCAACAGTCCGGGGTTTTCTTCCAGGATTGCCGCGATATCTTCAACGTCCGTGATCTGTGCGTCCGGATCTCCGGCCATTATCATTCCGTCTTTGCTGACAGTGAGCCCCATTTCGACCATGGCTTCGGCCATCTTGGACGCCATCTGTGCCTGCTCTACCTTCACCTTCTTGCTGTCCGGTGCAATCCTGGCGGCAAACAGGGCGCCATCCTGGCTGTCCATAATGTCGTTGTAGAGCGTAGCCTTGGCGCGGGCAATGATCGCGGCTCGGATATTGGTCTGAATGCTCTCAACGATGTTTTCAGCGATATCCTTGGTATTCTGCGTGCCCCCGGTCAGGCGCCTGCCGATTTCGCTAACGCCCATTTCGTGGCCGTCCTCGATCCGCTCAATCACACGATGGAAAGGCACGTAGTTCTGGTTCATCTTTTTGAATGCATCGCGCTGGCTTTCGTCTATCAGCCCCATATCCACATAGAACTCGAGCATTCGGTCGTTGAATTTCTGGAACTCAGAGAATATCTGCGGAAACTCCGGGAATTTCTGGCCCAGGGACAAACCGGCGTCAATCTCCTGCTCGGTAAACAGATTCTCCCGGCCCTGCTTGCGTAGCTCCTGGCCCCGGCGTGCCTTGAAATACTCCATCAGATCATCAAACCGGCGCCATCCGTGTTTGCTGGCTGGCTTAAAGATTTCATTAAGTCCTTTGCCGCTAAACTCGTAATAGCCTTCATCGGTCAGGCGCGGCGTGCCGTTTTTAATCACAGCCTCATGCACGGATTCTGCCCCGTTGACCATCTGAAACTGCTTGTACGGGCTCACGACGGCATCGCCTACTTCGCCTTTCAGCGTGCGCTCTACCACCTTGGCGGCATGAATCTTATCAATCACCTGCTGGCGGTAACGCTCAAGCGGATAGCTGTTCTGGTATTCCAGGATCTGCTGCTGTGCGGTCAACTCCCGGCCAGACTTGGCCCGTAGCTGTGCCCGTGGCCCCTGCAAATACCAGCGGTGCATTTCATCCTGCAAGCGCTTCATCTTGCGGTTCAGTACAGCATCGTCCTTCATTACTTCTTCAAAGCGCTGCGTGAACAGTGGGGCTCTGGCTTTGGCTTCGCTGTAGTTGGTCAGCCACAGGCGCACGAACTCGGCAAAACCTTCTTTGGCCTTCAGGTTCTTTTTGCTGGTGTAGCTCAACGCTTCCACTTCTTTGCGGTACTTGCTGTCTTTGTACTCCCGTGTAAAGCGCTTGTTGTAGCGATAGTGCATATCCAGGTAGTGCGCCATTTCGTGCGCCATTACCTCCACATCGTCGTAGTTCTTAACGCGCACTTCGCTGTTGCTGCTGCGGTAGAAGCCTAGCTTTGACTTGCCCCGGACCTTGCCAAAATAGATCCGCTTGCCAATCAGATCCTGCAACATGAAGCGGATACCTTCACGGCGGGTCGGCTTTTCCTCGGGCTTCAGCTTTACGGTGCGATCCCCAATCTTGAACTGGTCGCTGTCAGGGCGCCGGGGAACTCCGGTCATGCTGTACGGTGGTTGCCATTGCGGCATAGGTGTATCCGCCCCCATATCGCTCATCATGGCGCTGGTGGCGTCCTCCTGCCCTGGCTCCGGGTCTTTCTTCGGCTGCAATTCGGCAATTACCAGCTGGTGGCGGGCTTTGACCTTGGCCAATTCGTCGGCCTGATCCCATTCGCCTACCTGTTCTTCCAGCTGCGGTAGATCCTTTTCGGCCTGGCTCACCCGTTTGGCGGCCTGCTTTGCCTCTGCATCAATGGCCGATATCGTGTTGATAATTCTGCGCGTTAGTCCGGCCGGGTCAGCTGAAGAAATGTCGTTTATCTGTATTTGGTGCTCCATAGCGCCTTGCAGAGTCACCATGTAGTTATTTAAAAAAGGGCCAGTCACTTTGTCCAGGGTCATATCAAAACCGGCGTAGCTGCCAATGGCTTTTGATTCAACGCCAGAATTTTCCATCTTGTTGGCTTCGGCCAGAATCTCCTGGCCCGCTACCTTTTGCTTGTCGATTTTCTGCCCGTTCACGGTCATGGTGAAGTCTTTGGGCGCGGCCTTGGCCTTCTTCACGTCCTGCGCGTACTTCAGCAAGCGATCCTTGCCACGCTCAACAATGCTTTTCTCCCGACGAATCGCGTCACGAATCCGGAACTGTTCGCGGTCGTGTTCTTCTTCGGCTTGCTCAAGCGTTCGCAGTTTCCGGCGTAGCTCCATTTCTTCCAGGATCAGCGGATTACCACTGGACGCGGCTTTCATTTCGGCGGCATTGGCCGATTCGGCGCCCAAGTCCTCAATTTCGCGCTGCTTGGTGTTGCCTTTGCGCACCTGCTCGATAAACCTGGCTTTGGTTTCGATGGTCTGCCACATACGGCTATCCAGCGTCTGCTTGGTGGCGTAACGGTTAATCTCGATCTCAAAACCGTCCGGGTCGCGCTCGTAAAGCTCGTTACCCTGGCGGATAATCCGGCCTTCCCGCTGTTCCAGGTCAGACGGACGCCACGGCGCATCCATGTGGTGTAGTGCCACCAGGCGCGTCTGCACGTTCATACCGGCGCCCATCTTGGCGGTGGAGCCCATCATCACCCTCACCCTGCCCGTTCGCACCTTGGCAAACAGTTCGGCCTTCTGAATCTCTGTGTTAGCGCTATGGATGTATTCGATTTCAGATTCCGGGATACCCTTGTCGATCAGCTTCTGGCGCAAGTCGTCGTAAACGCTGAAATCACCATCCAGCGCTTCAAATTCGTCCGGGCTCATTTTGTCCAGCTGTTCGCTGGCGGCCTCGTCGCCATTCTCCGCACGCTGCATCAGGTCACGGATTCGGTTCGCTTCCTGAGCCTTGGCGCCTTTTGGCGTACTCAGGTCGATGAATACCAGCTGTGCGCCCTTGTCGGCGGTCCACTGGTCGTACAGGGTCTTTATCCGGTCTGCGGCCACGTTGATCTTGCTGTCGGGGTTGTCTCCGTACAGTGCAGGGTCAATCAGGCGCATATCCAGGGCGGCCTTGCGGGCATCGCTCATTATCTTGAGCATGTTATCCGCGCCTTTCTCTGGCTTCTTGGGCAAGTGTTCAGCCCGGTACACCAGTGAGCCCTTGGGATAGGTTTCTCTGCCGTTGTCGTCTTTGACTGGCACGCCTATGTAATCGGCCTGGTCCTCGCTGCGCTCCACAACGATGTTATTGGGCTTGCCGCCCTTGATCTTGGGAACGGGAAGGCGCTTGCCCTGTGCCGCCAACTGCTTATTGATATCGTCCCGGTTAATCACGTCACCAAAAGTCAGGTAACGCTGCATTAACTCAGGCAGATTCACGAACTTGCTGAAGCGGCTGTTCAGTTTGTAGTTGCCGGTTGGTGACAGCTCCCAATCGGTGACCACTTCCCCGTACATGCGAGCCCAGGCATCAAAGTGTGCAATGCCCTGGTCCTGAAGCATCTGATAATCCAGGAAGCGCTGCATGGTATACATTTCGGCCATGGTGTTGCTGATCGGCGTGCCGGTCGCAAATACCACGTTGTTGCCGCCAGTGCGCTCAAGGATGGATTGCACCTTCATAAACATATCAGCGGCTTTCTGGCTTCCCTGCGGGTTACCCAGGCCAGCCACACGGGTCATGCTGGTGGCAAATCCCAGGTTCTTGAACTCGTGCGCTTCATCCAGAAACAGGGCATCGATACCCAACTCACCAAACGTCAGGTTGTCGTCCTTGTTTTCGGCGTCATACAGGCGCTTTAGCTTTTCCTCGAGTCGTTCCTTTTGCTTCTCGATCTGCTTAATGGATCGGGAGCCCTTGCCCTCTTGGTCCCGGATAGTCGATATAGCGGTATCAATATCCCGGATCTGCTGCTTAATGAAGCGGTCCTGAAACTCTGCATCCATTTCGACCTTGCCAAACGAGGAATGCGCCACAATCACGGCGTCCCAATCCCCGGTGGCGATCCTGGCGAACAGGCGCTTACGGTTGCCCTTCTCAAAGTCTTTTTTGGTGGCGGCCAGAATGTTCGCGTTCGGATACAGCTTGGTGAAATCTTCTGCCCACTGGCCTACCAGGTGATTCGGAACCACAAACATGGGTTTCCTGGCCCGGCCCGTGCGGCGTAGCTCCATAGAGCCTGCAATCATGGTGAAGGTTTTACCGGCGCCGACTACGTGATCCAGCAACGTGGTGCCGCTTTGCACAATGCGCCATGCCGCGTTTACCTGGTGCGGCCGCAACTTCACAATGTCGTCACTGACCTTGCCGGGGAATGTCAGGTGCGATCCGTCATACTCGCGCAACTGATCGGTGTTGAACGTATCGTTATAGAGCCTGGTCAGTCTTTCCCTGCGTGCATCGTCGCGCCAGATCCATCGGCGGAACTCGGTTTTTACTCGCTGAATCTTTTCGTTGGCGGCATTGGTGGCGGATTCGTTGACTACGGTGGTGCTTTCGTCAATTCGGTCACGAATCACAATGCTCTTGTCGTTTGCCGCGGCGGTGAGGATATCTGACACGCTGGCCCGGTCGGTGCCGTACTGGTTCGCGGCGGCGGTTGTGGGCTCACCACGGACAGACCACTTGGCCATTACCGGGTTGTACGTGGCCTTGCCGCTGGCTTTGCCAAGAATATGATCGGCAAATTCTGTAACCACTTCGGGCGGCAACCAGTGGGCGCCGGGCTTCACCTTGATATCAACGGCCTCGATATCTTCCGGCTGCACTTCTTTCAGGGCGTCGACGTTCTTTTGGAAGCGCGGCATATCCTTGGCCATACGCTCGGCCATGGCCAACTTCTGCTTTACGTTGCCAGACAGGTATTCGTCGCGGGATTCCCAATTATTCGGTGAGCTCTCGAAAACCAGATCCCCGAGCTCGTCCACAATGGCGCTTTCGGTTTTGCCGTAAAGCTCGGCCATGTACTGCATATCGACCTGGCCTTTTTCGGATAGGCTGGCGGTCATGGCGTCTTTGGCTGTGCTGGCTTTGTCCGGTGCCTTGTATGGCTGCTGTGTCCTGGTCCTGAAGATGGCGGCCTTCTCGGCGCTCGGCTTGCGCGGGGTTTCCCCGGTGCGCTTGGCAACAGTCGCGCTGATACCTTTATCGTATGATTCTTCCAGGGCGGCCAGCTGCGGCCACGTTGGATCATCCCGGAACAGGCGCTTATTGGCGTCCAGGTTGATTGGCCCGTTCTTCTTCACGAACTGGTCATAGGCGCGGTTCAGTCGGTCCCGCAATGCCGCCAGCGCTTCATCTTTCACGTTTTCGGTCAGCTGCGCCTTACGCAGATCCGCGAACACGTCCCGGACCTTAATCAGACCTTTTACCCGTTCTTCCGCTTTCTGGCTTGGCACGTCGACGGCTTCAGAGCGTGCCTTGCCCATTTCATCTTCCAGGCGAATGCTGATCTGATCGCCGTCCATGAACATGCTGCCCACCTTCACGTCCTCGACGTTGGTAGGTATGGCGACTTCTTCCGGTACCGGGTTGGCGCCTGCCTTGTCCATGAATCCTTTGGGCAGACTGGCCAGCGCTTCCTTCAGCAATGCGTTGGTGTCTTGGCCCTCTTTGGCTACCAGGGCGGGTTCGTTCGGCCCGTACATGGAGCCATAGGCGCCCCATTCACCAAGCATCATTCCAGGATTGCGGCTGAAGTATTCGTTCAGTGGTACATCAATGCCCTTGGCATCCTGCACGGTGTTGACCACGGACCACGAATCACCTGCCGGCGCTTCACCTTCCCGGCGCTTGCGCAAGAAAATGATATCGGTGGTGACCTCTGTTCCCGCGTTCTTCAGGAAGGCATTGTTTGGCAGTCGCACGGCGCCCAACAAATCCGCCTGCTCAGCCAGATAGTCACGCGCCATCTTGTTGTTGCCGTCCATCAGGCGACTGGACACGACCATGGCCAGCACGCCATTGGGTTTTAGCCCGGCCATAGACTTGGCAAAGAAGTAGTTGTGGATGCTCATTTTTGACAAGGCTTTGCGCTTGCCGTCATACAGCTTCTGGTTGCCAAACGGCGGGTTACCAATGGCCAGATCAAAATAGCCATCCGGCATGGTGAACTCTTGGAATCCTAACGGCGCCTGAATGTTGGCTCCGGGATAGAGTTTTTGGGCAATGCCCCCGGTGATATGATCCAACTCCACCCCGGCAATGCTGCTCTTGCTGCGCACGCCACCAGGCATAAAGCCCAGGAAATTGCCCGTTCCCACGGAAGGCTCAAGCACACGGCCACCTTGGAAGCCCATATTCTTAACGGCCTGCCAAATCTCGGTGACAATCTCCGGGCTGGTGTAATGGGCATCCTGCGTGCTGCGGCGGGCGGCCTCATACTCTGCATCGGTCATTACCTCTTGCAGCTGCTTGGCTTCTTTCTCCCATCCCTTGGTAATCTTGCCGTTCTCACCAACAAACGCCTGCGGGATACCACCCCACCCGACATACCCGGCAAGGATCTGCTGTTCCTCCGGTGTTGCCTGGCGGCCTTCCTCGTTCAGCTGCTTCAGCGTTTCAATGGCTCGGATATTGTTTTTGAACTTGGTTTTGGCCCCGCCACTACCAATGTTCATTTCCGGCGTCAGTGTGAAGAACTTGGCCGGGCGGTCGCCTGCTGGCTCTGCTCTTTGCGTTGTTGCGCCTTTTGACGTTGGCGCCGTTTCTGCCGCTTCTTCTGTCGCATCTATGGCTTCCTCAGATCCTCGGGTTGTGGGCTGTCCACTTCCAGCGTCCTGCCCATCGTCCTCATTGCCTCGTTCAGAATCCCTGGCCCGTTGCTGGCGGGTCGATCGTTCTCCGGTTCCCCCGGGGGAAACAGGTACTTTTCCCTCACCATCTGAAACGCCTCGTCTGGTTGATACCCGGCGTCCTCCAGCTGGCTGACCTCCTGATACGTTCTCTCCGCTGCCTGTTTCAGCATCGGTTCCAGCGTCCCCTGTTTCTTCAGGCTCTGGTAAAACTTCGGCCGGTGCTCCTGCCAGTGGCTCCTGGCCTGGTTGATCCAGTTCTGTAGGTTCATTAGTGCTTTCCTCTGGCAACTGGCGTAACAATTCCTGCTTTTGCTGATCGTTTAGCTGGCTGTTATTGATTGCTCTGGTTACTGATTCGGATTTAACGCGGATTCTTTCGGCGTCAACTTCCTTGTTGATATTATCTACCCGGCTTTGCAGGGCACTGAAGTCCTTGCTGCTATCCACTTCTGTTTTTTCGGGCAGATTAGAGCCTTTAGCAGCAATGGAAACTTCTTCTTTTGCATCGGTTGCTGTTTGCTGCGTCTGGCTGGCAAACACATAACGATTGGGCGAAGATTTAAACGATACCATCGCCTTTCCGGAGTCAGGGTGCGGCATTACGTCAGCAACGGTTTCATCCTTTCCGTTAAAGGTTACTTGCGAACCAATGCCTACACTGCTGGCGTCGTCAGCTTCTTGCTCGGATTCTGGAATAGCTGTCGCTGGCGGTATGTTTGGCTGCAACGGCACGTCGACGTTACCGGGCATTTCGCTTTGCTGCGGCGTTATATCATCGGCGGCCTGGCCAGTTTTACCACCTGGTGGTAAATTTTCGGCGCCTTGTAAATCAACGGGTTGTTGATCCTGTCGATTTACAATTCCTCGTTTTACATAGCTGGCGAAAGCCACACCACCCTCATCAACGTTATTTTTAGTTATTACACCGTAACCTGATCGCTCACCGTTTGGACCAATAGAAATTACAGTGCCGCTTTCCGTTACTTCGTATGTGGCGTCAAGGTCTTTGTGTTTATAAATCCCAGGCTCAATATCCACGCCATCTCTATATTCATTTCTCTCGGCCTGCGCTTTGCGTTCTCGTTTCAGTACCGGGTCTTTGTCTGGATCTCTATTTTTGTAATTCTCACGCTCCTGATCTCTGCGTGTTTTTTCTTTTATTTCTATATTTTTGGCTTCTTCCAGAGTTATAGGCTGGCCTTCCATGATCGACTTTTGTAAGGCTCTTACTCCATCCTGTCCAAGTCCGGTTTTTTCTTTAAATTCTTTTACTGACTGCGATGCAGGTGAGCGATTTCGGCCCTCTTCGTCTACCAGGTCATTGGGTTTTGGTGATTTGGCATCGGTTGCTGTTTGCTGCGTCTGGCTGGCAAACACATAACGATTGGGCGAAGATTTAAACGATACCATCGCCTTTCCGGAGTCAGGGTGCGGCATTACGTCAGCAACGGTTTCATCCTTTCCGTTAAAGGTTACTTGCGAACCAATGCCTACACTGCTGGCGTCGTCAGCTTCTTGCTCGGATTCTGGAATAGCTGTCGCTGGCGGTATGTTTGGCTGCAACGGCACGTCGACGTTCGGCGGCATCTGCCCCTGTTGCGGAGTGAAATCAAAGCCCCGCTCCTTCATCTTCTGAGACACAAGCTCTGCCATGCTTGGACGCTGCGGCGTGCCCACCTGTTCCATTTGTGCGCGGGAAGGATCAAGACTTTCAGTTGCAAACTGATCTGCTGGCGCAAATTCTGAGCTATCTACAGCACGGTCCAGTGCCTCGCCTATTTTCCTTTCTCTGGATTTTGTTGCTTCAACACCAGCTTTAACGCCAGCTCCGGCGCCACCCATGAGGCCGGTTACGATAGTGGTCGGTATTACTTGCTTGCGGAATGCGTCAGCTACGGTTAACTCTTCATCGGTAAGTCCAGCCTCAAGCTCTGCCCTGTTTTGGCCCACGCCAGTGGTTGTCTCTGTGACGTTCTCGCTTCCCCATACAGAAGCTGCCCGCTTGGCAATCTCTGCCGCCTTCTGTTTTCCAATTCCCTTCAGTGGAGCTGAAATTGCACGCAAGAAAATAAGGTTACCAACGGCTTCTGGAACTGCCTCCCAGGCTCCGTACTTCGTTGCAGCTTCATCAAATTCAGAATATGCTTTTTCCCACTCATCCTGATTCAGCTTCCTGCCGTAAATGAACTTGGCTTTTTTATCTAGCTCATCTTTTATTCTGCCAATAAACTCATCACGGCTACCGCGATAAGCTACTGCACCACCAGCTGCCCCTGCTGCGCCTGCCGCTATCGCCGGGTTTGCTGTAGCGAGCCCGCTTAAAGCTGCCGCTATGGCGGATGCGGTCATTGTGCTGAGGCTGTATCCAAGCGATTTACCTACGCCATAGAACGCCTGATAGTTGGGGTCCATGTTTTCAGGCTGGTCAGGCTCTGTTGCAGAAATGGCACGATCAAGCCAGCCCTCGTCAGAAGCGCTTTCGTCACCACCACGAATAGCCCTCATAACGGTATTGACTGCGCCAGGGATTAAGTCGGGAAGCTCTTTGGCGGTTATCTCGCTCGCTTCGGCAAGTGCCTGAACAGTCGGGCGCCCCTCCGGGTTAAACACAGGGCGGCTAACACCGATATTCTTATAAACCTGATCTATTGATATGCCTTCTTCTTCTGCAACCTTCCGGGCCTCTAGCTCCATTACGGCCGCATCTTTGTTCGAAGGGATTATTCCTTTTATACGATCCCACAGCGTCGGCTCAAATGCGCTTACTTGCTGGCCTCTGTCATCATAAGAGCCAGTAGCGCCACCTGTTTGTGGCTGCGGTGCATAGCTCCCGGTTGTTCCGTTTGGTCCTCTCTGCGGCTCTGGCTGTCTTGCTGGTGGTGCAGGTGCGGACACAGGCGCCGGACCACGGCGGCCGGCGTCGGCAATTTTGCGGCCCGTATCGGGCTGAAGGTTCAGTTCACGGCGCTGCGGCTCTGGTTCGGGCTCTGGTTGCGCCTGGTAAAGCTCGTTGTGCCAGCGTGCCAGCTCTTTTGCCCCTTCGGTGTCTCCCGCAAGGTGCGCCTTCTCAAGCGCGTTTAATAGCTGATCCTTGGAAGGCTGCTGGTTCTCGCTCATTATTGCCTCACTGAGTGCCGTACATTTCGAGTAACTGATTGCGGTCCATACTACCGCCACCACCAAGGTTCTGCACGCTTATGCCTAACTGGCGGGCGGCCTCGGTAACGGCCTGTGATCGGGTCCGGGTTTCCCCACTCTGGAATAGTCCCGCGGCCCTGGTGGTAATGGCCTGAACCTTGGATCTGTTCTCAGGGTCCAGGTTCTGAAGGTTGCCCTGCTTGTCAAAGATCCCACCCAACAACTCTGCGGCCTGGCGGAACATCAGGTTTTCATCGGACGACTTGAAATCACTGCCTGATCCGCCAGCTTGTTGCTTCAGCAATGCGTTGCTGGTGGTTGACTCGATCTGCCTGCCATCCTTGTAAAGCCGGTCCTCTCCACCAAACGTGATCTGTTCGGGGTTTTCCAGCATATCGTCAAGCTCACGGGCACGCGCCAGTCCCATCTGCACAAAATTGGGATCGTATTCTTCTGGCATGTTGGCGACGATTTCCGGCGCAAGGTTGGCACGGGCACGCTGATAGCGCTGTGACTGTTCTTCAACGGTCTGCCCTTCCAGGACAAACGTACTGACACGGCCCAGGGTTTCCACGTTTTCAGATGCCTGCTTGCGCTGGCGCTCGTCCATGTTGGCAAAGGCTTCCTGAACTTTCGTGGCTTCTTCCGGCGCGAAAGCAATCAGCTGGCGCTCTGCCTGCTTGCCTTCTTCACCACCTGCGGCCACCTTTGCACGCAACTGGTTAATGGTCTGGCTGCGCTGGCGTGCGCTTTCCCGGTCCTCTTTCTTCCAGTCCATAGCCAATGCGTTGGCCTTTCGGGTCTGCCGGGAGCCTTTCACGGCCTCGGTCGTTTTATAGACCTGGCCCATATCAATACCAAACTGATTAGCCATGCCGGCCCCCTATCCTAATGCGTCGTAAAGCAGGTAGTTTTGCGCACCCTGGTTAATGGATTGGCTAATGCCCTGATAAGCGCTTGCACGGGCGTTGCCTTTGTTAATTGCGCCTTGAGCCAATGCGTTGCCGCTTGCCTGTGTGGCCTGAGTTACGTTGCTGGCCATGGTCTGCCGGGCATTCGCATCGGCCTGATTCGCCACTTGCCCCACGTTTGAAAGGGTCGCCAGTCGATTAAACTGGTTTTGTTTCCTGTTGGCGTTGGTGTTGTAACGGGTCAGGCCGCGATTGAAAGCGTTGCCGTATTCCTGGCTGGCAAGGTTTGATGCGTAGCGGGTAACGGCTCGATCCTGTGCGCCTGACTGCAAACGGCCACGGGCTGCTGCGCTGGCGTCCAGCGCATTGATCCCCTCCTGCTTTCTGAATGCGTAGCTTGGATCTGCCTGAAAATCGAAAGTGAATCTTCCGGGGTCATACTCGCCAGACTCTACACCAGCTTGCAGGCGATCAAGTGACTGTTCACCAATCTCGCGCCACGGCGCGTTGTCCTCCCTTTGTTGAGCAAACACTTGTTTCTGAAAAGCGATCGTTTCCCGATTTGCCGCTACTGAAGCATCAGAAGCTTTACCTGCTGCCTTGGATTGTTTTTTGCTGCTCATATAAGATGCACCCGCGCCAATTACTGCGCTACCAACTACTGCGCCTGCAACACCCATAAGTCACCTGTGGCCTTTTTCTTGAAACGAATAGGAAAATGCGGTTAGGTCACACCCCCACATATCTTTAACAATCTCTTTTGTCTCATCATCATAATAGTCGCTATAGTGACAATGGTCAGTGCCGTTGAGGGTTTCCAAATTATCCGCGTCAAAACAATTATCAAGATCGTAGTCTTTTATAAACTTCCTAATCCCTGCTTTCAGATCCTCAAACCTAATCACTGTGAACCGATAGCTTAGGTCGTGCTCCATAAATTTGACTTGCGGAATTGCATGAAAAAAGTTTTCATCCTTGCTGAATCGGTGAAATCCCCTAGCAAAACTTAGGAAATCTTTAGTGTCGATATCGTATATTTTCCCAAGGTCATGCTTTTTTGCGAAGAAGTACATGGATACCAGTCGATCAAACGGGTTCCTCACCACGGCAAGCACAGGTTTTTCCAGGATGTAGCTGCCAAGGTTATGCTGTAGCTCGGATATGCTCTGGTGCGAAGACTCAAATATACCAAGGTGCTTCGGGTTGTCCGCGCTCAGGTACTCGTTCCTGACAGTGTTTGCTGTTCCAAAAAAGGAATACAGAGACGTGCTGGCGTTCTTGGGTATCCGAATGAACGTCACAATGGCATCGTCGCTCATTTTTCGATCCCTAAAAGTGTCATGTTGTCAGGCTTGCCGTTGGATATTACTGCGTTGGTCAAATATCCCTCTTTTTTCATGCCTGCTGCCAGTGCATGTTTCAGGACAATGGCGTAATAATCCGGAACCAGTGCCACTATCTTTATGAAATCCGTGTTCTCAAAGATCCATTCTATTGCCTTCTTTGTGTGCTTGTGCAAGTCCTCGCCCCAGTATTCTGGAAGGTAGTTTACGTGCCCCTGGCAGCACGCAAGGCTGTTGAAAGCATGAAACACAATTAGACCAATAGCAGTATTTCCACGCTTGCACACCAGATAATAAATATTTTCCTGATTTTCAGGATCAAACGCTTCTATCGGCATATCTGATATCCGGATTTTAAGGCGCTTGCTCGACAATATAGAGCGCACTAAAGCGGTATCAAAGGTGCGCTCTATGACCGCATTCATTTACACCACCGACACGCCAGACGCGAACAGAAGAACCACGCTGGCATCGTCTGCTACCGCGTGTATCTCGTCACCTGCCGCCATAATGTGTCCTTCCAGCTGGTAAACCGCTGCCGTTTGCCCCGCGTCCAGTGCCAGCTGCTTAATGACAATGTTGCTTGAGTCGGCTGATCCACCCGTAGGGACAACGTGAACGTCGACGTTTTGCACGCCTGCATCCGTATTGGTCAGCGTGAATTTGCTGATAATCACGCGCTTGCTGGCCGGTGCGGTGTAGTAGCTGGCAAGGCTGGCGGTCAGTGCCGTGACTGCAATTAGCTGAATCGGTTTTGCGTTCATGGAGTTACCTCAGTAAGTTCTCTTCAGATAAGAAGTGCTGTGCGTAGATCATGCGTTATGCTCCCGGCCACGCAAAGTCTGGCAACTCTGCAAGCAACTCATCGACTGTCGGAATAGCCCGCGATCCACTTTCAACATCGGCAAGAATGGCATAGCCCTTTGCCCAGACTTCATCACGCCATGAAACGCCTGCCTGACCTTCAGCGGCGAACTTTGCGGCGGTTGATGTGGCATAGGTGCATAGGCTCAAGATGCTGTCGTAGCCTCTCTCCTTGGCCTTATCGTCAAGCATGGACTGGATAGCTGAGGTAAGCCGAGACTTCGTGGATGCTAAGAACTCCTCCTGCAACACGGCTGCTGATTTAACATTGATTGATCCCATTACACAGCCCCTTGGCGAGTAAATGCTTTAGCTGTACCACTGAATACTTTCTCTTGATTCAGCTTCACGTACACGGTATCTGGATCGTAACTTGCGCTTTTCAGTGCGCCAGATGCTTCCCAGTGACCTGAGCCTACGCCTTGGCATAGTGTTACATGCAGCTCACCGGCATCGTCACGGTACGCTTCACGGATGATCTGACTGGGTGACGTATCCAGTGTGTCTACAACAACGGATTGAAACTCTGCACTGGCGACAAGTGAAGACAAGTCAAAGTCTTCTTGTTCCCCTTTACAGAACGCGGTGATAATTTCACCGTTAAAAGCGTAGTGAGTGACAGGTGTGCCTGTTGGTATTACTGTGATCTTCATAGTGTGCTCCTTGTGGGGTTCTTTATTTCCAGCGGCCAGTTGCTAGCGCGGTAATATCTGCACTGTCATTGGACACACCATCAGAATCATACAGATTTAATAATACAGATGAGGTAGTCCTACCACCCATAACCGTCTGATTGGTTTGGCCAGTTCCACCGCCAGTTTTTTCTACGCCAACGTAAATTTGGGCGGCAGAAAAAACCACTGGGTAAGTCCACGTAATCTCAGCACTATTTACAATCGCAGACTGCAATGTACATATCTGAGTACCATCAGCCCACCGCGTCCACTCCCCATCAGCATTACTCCCACTCTCTACAATAGGATCGCCGCCGACTTGTGGCATGGCTGCGAAGTTGGCAGCTGCGCCACCCGCTATCTCTGCATACTGAGTGTCCGTCCACTGCCTTTGACCAATAACAGAAACGGCGTAACCGCCAGCAGCGGTGTCTGTACTCGTGTTTAAGATAACTCTGGTGCCGTCGCCAGCGCCAATATTTCCATATACCAGCCCAACTCCAGCAGGCGAGCTTGTCCATGTTATTTCTGCGTCATAAGAGTACCCTGTACCCTGACACACACCAGCCTCCAGTTCTTGGATAGTAAGCAGCCTTGCCCCGCGCTCTGCCGCCTCTTCTACTACCTGTGCAAAAGTGAGTGCTGCTCCAGTGCCCGTGCGAAAGCCCTGAATGTGTGGATATGCGGCAATGGCAGTTTTAACACTTTCTGGGATGTCTGAGCTAGATGCCAGTGTGGTACTGGGGTAGGCAAGACTTCCTGTCAGCTCGTCAACTTCTGTTTCAGTGTAGGTATTGGCTTTGTCTGCTTTTGTGTTAAGCAGCCCGTCAACTTCCGTCTCAGTGTAGGTTGTCGCTTTGTCTGCTTTGTCGTCCAGAAGGTTGTCAACTTCTGTTTCAGTGTAGGTATTGGCTTGATCGGCATACTGACTATGTGGGTCAGGTAGCGCGACGTGATTGCTTACAGCATCAGAAGCGGCGCGACCTGGACGTTCAATAATCATTACCAGCGTGATTAAGCTTTCTACATGCTCACGCAACTCTCCAATCTCACTGTGAAGCCCGGCCATATCAGACAGTGTAACCGCTCGGAGTGATTCTATCGCATCAAGTACGTCAGGCTGTGGCGCCTTGGCATGAACCAGGGCGGATAGGTTTTGAATGGCCTCGTTGATTTGTTCCTCACTGGCTCCTTTTTGCCCTTCCAGGAATGAGGGCTGGCCAATTTCTGCGTCACTGGCGCTTGTTGGCTTAAAAACCGGGTAGGAATTGGTCACGTCCAAATCTTCAATCGCGTCTACTTCACCACCTGTGCGCTGCCATAACCTATGCATGAACTCGATAAACGGCCTGGTCGGTCTGCCGGTTTTCATATCAATGATCTGCATGTTGACTGGTGGCGGATCGACCTTAATTCCTGCCATTTTCGACCTCCGCGTATGCCCCAACGATTGCAACGGGTATCGGGTCGCTGATCTCTACCTTGTACTGGCGCTGCCTGAACATTCCCAGGCGGTTCCATTGCACTCTAGTAAGGTAACTACCAATCTTGCCGATTGGTGACCAGTGTTCATTGCTCCACGTCTTGCCGCCATCGTCTGACCATTGCAGCATTGCCTGTGGGTCGTCGCCTTGTCCGGTCACCAGGCCAACGCCACTGTCCATATCCAGTTCCAGGCAGTGCATGATTGCCCGGCTACGGTTGCTGTGAATCGGCGGCGACACGGCAATGCGCAAAATTTCGTCCACGTTATCTTCATAGATATTTAATGCCATGGTGTAGACGTTGCCGTTTTGGTAGTCGCCAACCAAATGCTGGCCATAAGCGTAAACGTGGCATTCCGTGTGGTGCCTGCCCCACTGGTAATGGCTGCGCTCATGCCATAGGCCGGTTGCAGCATCAAAAACGAGTGTCAGTTCTTTCGATGGGAAGGTGATTACATAGAACGAATGGCCTTCCTCGATGTAGGTATAAGCGAAAGCGTCCGGGTTGTTGTCGCCTATACGGGCTTCAACGGCGTGCGTGCTGGCCCGCATTGGCTGATAGCCGGATGCCCGGTAAATCATGCCGTCATTGCCCAACCAGTAAACCGTGTTATCCAGCTTGGCTACACTGCCCGGGGCCTCACAGCCTTTTTCGACAAATGCGCCCTGCATCCGTTCAAAAGGAAAATCTACATCGCCACTGTTGTACCAGACTTCAATAGACTCAACGCCAAACACCCACAGTTCCCGGTGATCGGATATCACGGCCACAGCGTCATCCGGGGATCCTTCAGCGGTTGCAAACCGCAACGGGTCAAACTCGGTTGATAGCAGGTCAGACAGGAAGAATTGCCCGGTGCCGGCGCGGTTGAAAATGAAATAGCCGTCCTGATAGGTGACAGTGTTTGCCGGATACCAGCCATCACCACTCAGCTGCCGCAATCCGTCGATGGGATTGTATGCGTACCCTTTCCGGCCATCCACGAATACCAGGTCAATGCCGTTTGAGGCTGACGATACAGGCCCGGCCTGATCTATCTCGCCCTCTTCTGTGTAATCGCCAAACTTGTCGATGGTGTAGAGCCGGGTTGCTGTGACGGCATAGACAACGCCATTCAGCTTGTTCAGGGCTTTTACAGGCTTGGTGGGCAGTGACGAAAAGACTCTGGTGCCTGGCGTGCCATACAGCGCTACAGGCGCTTTGCTGTCCTGCGGCAATGCTTCAGCGTACAGATTTACCAGGCGT